GTCAAAATCTCAAGCACGTTCACAAGGAGGGTAGACAAAGTGGTCAAGGGGCCAGGTTTTTCTACGAGTTTCCTCATTATGATATTCGTTGTTGAGCAAGAAACGTTTGATTTCTGAAACAGTAGGGAAGTGAGACAGATCGAGATGTGGGACGTCCAGGTCTGGAGAGTTTCCAAACACAAGAGTAACACCTGCACGGTTGGGTTCGAATCCTTGCGATTTGTAGTATTCATAAACGTCTTGTAGGACGAGGAGAACACGATTGTGGTTTCCGCAGGATGCGTAAGCGAATCCGATTGCTTGTGCCATTGTGATAGAGGGGTTGGGATTGCGAGCTTTAGTGTGGTAAAACTGAGCAAGCATTGCTATCTCGTCACGGTAGGGTAGACCGTGTTATGGCGGTAGCTAAGGACTTCGCAGCCGTTAAGATTGTTACGAACTTCACTTTTCTCGAGTGAAATCACTGATTTAAAGTAGAAATCAGCGCGTTCTTGCATCTTGAGCAAAAAAGAATCATGAGCCGAGGGTGGGATCAGCACGTTGAGTCGGACGATGGAGTCATCGCCTTGCACTTTAATAATGCATTTACGAGGGTCGAATCCTAAAGAAGATAGGATGGTAGCGAGTTCGGTGTAATTGTACCATGAGTCCACTAACTGTGTCGTGTAAAGACCAGAGGGGATGCCAGCGATAGTACGTTCATACATCGAGCCGTCGGGTAGGACTATTGGAGCTCGGTAAGTGTTGAGCTGTGTCCATAACCATAGACGCTGTAGACGAATGGCGTGTTCGTGATCCCAGGTACTAGCCGTATCAGGGTAGTCCTTGGTAGGTACGTAACCGTTATCAAAGTCGAGGTATTCTCTAACACCTAGCATAATGCGGTGTATGACAGAGAAGTAAGCACGTTTGTCGAAACGACTCCAATCTAGGGTAAGAAAGGATTGTTCCATGTGCCTGGAAAATAGTGCAGCGTTAAGCCGCATCCAGCCTCCTGTGATGGTTTCAAATCCCCAAAGCATCGGGGTGACGCCGGGGTTGAGTTTTATCCATGCCACGTATTCCCAGTAAAACTGGGTCTCAGCAATTATCCAAGGTTTTGAGCAGCCCCAGATGGTTCGCATCTTGTTGGGGTCGTCTCTCTTGACGATAGCTGTTTTTGTGTGCAGTAGCATCGGAAAAATGTAACGGTTCTTAAAGTAGTAGTCTTCTGTTAGACCAGCGAGGTCAGTGAATCCAGACTTGATGACGTGATGCCATCTATGAGTCCAGGAAAAGACGGTCTCTTTAAGCGGACCAAATTTTGCGGGAACTTGTTCACTCATCAGAGTGGTCAAGCGGGAGCCGTAGCGCCTGTGCCAATCCACAGAAATGTGGGAGTACAGTGTGTTAAGGCGGTCAAAGACGAACTGAAAGGTAGGTCGAGCTTTGAGAAAGTATGAATCGGTAGAGAACGGAACTTCTGCATTGACTTGCCATTTGTAAGGGTAATGGTGCTGTACATCATAAAGATGGACGGGGCGTACAAGTTGAGGAGGTCGGAAAGCGTCGAGCATAGCGGAAAGGCCATATTCGAAGTGTTCGTCCATTGGTACATCGTGAGGTTCGACATCGTTAGCGAAAAAATCATCGAGAATGGCTTGTTCAGTCATTTCTGAGCGACGAAGTTGGTTTTCGATTTTGTCGATTTCATCGGGGAATAGGTACCTATCGAACGCGTGGTGCAGCGTACGCTGATGTTCAATGACATGGCGTTGGTGCGGGATGTTCGAATGGGGATGGAAGTGAAACTTTCCAACGTACTTCAGATTAGTAGAAGACGTAAAGAGATTCAGAGCTCGGTTGAAGAGCGTGCAAAGGTAGTCCATTGTTGGGGTAAGTAAAAAGCGTTTACAGAGCGATAGAATTTGCTTTAAAAGTTTGAGGCAAAGAC